GTTGCTTGTGATAGTATTGTCGTCATTAAAATAAGGAACACTATATTGCAGGTTTGTTCCTGTTTCATCAACAAATCCCTGGCTATTTACCCAATATCGTGTAGCATCCCATGAATTAGTATCTGCATCTTGCTGATAATAGTCAAGCGTGTCCAATGTTGCATAACCCGAAAGTGTGTCCCAATTTGTTTCAGGGATAGTCAAAACCATCTTACCGATTGTATCGTTGTCAATAGTAAGTATTGTATCAGATGTTCTTATTGGCACATTAAGCAAGATATTAGTGCTGTCATCTGTAATGTTGGTTGTGTATAACTTTCTCCATTTTACTCCTGATGTTCCAAGATACGATGTCCCATACATCCCAAACTTACTCATGCCATAAGTAACTGTTCCACCATCAACATTAAAAAGGATTGTTCCTGCTGTTGGAACCTCTATCTTTAATGATTTTGGGCCAATAGGTGCAAACGTAATACTTGCATCTGATTTCATGCAATATCCAACGGTTGCTCTTATTGTTCCAGTTACATCTAATGGATATTCAGGACTATTATCATTAATTCCAACATAAGTACCGTTATCTGTAATCTTTGAAGTCCATAACTTATTCCATCTATATGTACTATCTCCTAATTCAGTTGTAAGGTCAATGCCACTAAAAAGTTTATTATCATAAAGATTTAATTGAAAAGATGGGGAGTTTAATGCCATACTTGTTGCATCAGTTACTATACTATTGGTATAATCACTGCTTAGATCAAGTACTCCAAAACCAGAAGTTTCATCAAATAATCGTGTATATCCATTAACATCAAGTTGATAAGCAAAAGGCGAAAGGCTGTTTGTTGGAGTATTAACCCTCAAAGTATCTATCCATTGTTTATCTCCTGCCCTGCCTGCAAGCAAAGCATACTGAGTATGGTCATCAGCAGTTAAATTTGTCAATGTGCTATGATCGGAAGAACTTCCAAATCCCATAGTAGATAAGACAAGATAATCAATATACAATCTATGTGATGTATTGCCTGATGCTGAATGGTAAAAACGTACTTTGCAACTATCATTCTGAATATGTTCTGCAGGATCAGGAATAGAAACTTCAATCCATTCCATTGAAGTCCTGTCAAATAAAGTAGTATAAACTTCCCAATCCGAATCTACATAGTCCCACATTGCCAAAGTTATTTCATGTGTAGAACTTCCTTCATAATAACCATGAAAAGTAAGTCTATTTGGTATATGGTCAACCGAATCAAAGATAACCTCAATGTCAAATCCAGGCACACCCACGGCTTCACCAAGTGTCCATAATGCTTCATCATGGTAATCACAACTATCTACTGTTCCGCTTATTTGAGAACCTGCCGTCAGCGTAGCATAATCAGGATCGAATACATGCTGTGCAATAACATCATTAATATAGTTCCAAACAGTATCATTAGTAGGTGCATACCCGCTTGAATCTGAATATAAAGAATGTCTTGAAGTATCTGCGTACATCAATGACCATTGTTCCTGTGAAATGGCAAGCACACTATCTCTTACATCAGCAGTAAAGTAAGGATCACTTTCATTATAATACAATGCAGTGTCAGCATGAGAAATAGTATCTGAACCGTGGGTTAACTGTCCTGTAATATCGTCATAGTAGGTAATCCTGGATTTAACCCCAGCATCCATATTTGGTACAAATAACTGATCTTCTACTTGTAGATTATCATTAACAACTATCGTCTGAGTACCTGTGGCATATCGGTTTATCCAGACCTTATCGACATAGGAATCTCCTCCACCAAAAGGATCATCAATAAGATATGCAGTATATATAGTAACCTCCACATAGGTGTCAGTGGCCTCAGTAACATTGGTTACATACCCAAAAACATGAAGTGAATCCGATGGATCACCATCAAGATAGTTATGCTGAATTGTGCTATCTCCTATCTGAATATCATATCCTGTTCCATCCAGGTAAAAATTCAAATCACCATCACCAACATAATGTGTTTGGTAAGGAGGATCGGCATAGAACAAAGAACTGATAAGCCCCCCAGTAGTCAAAGATGTTATGGTATCTGTATGAAGTATTTTTGCATAAACTGTATCTACACCATCGGCAGGGAAAAGATGACCATTGGTTTTATCCCAATACTGGCTAATAGTATCACTACCAACTATAAGTGAGCCGTCTACCATTAATGATCCGCATATTTTTACGGTGTCATTAGCAAAATCAAAAAATATTAAAGGGCAAGAAGTGTTAGAGTTATCTATTCCACCGATATTATCAATACTATCAAAAACTGGATTGTTACCAGCATTATACCCAATCCATACTGTACCACTGGTATTTAATAAAGAACCGGCTGCATAAGACCCTAGTACAGTATTATAATTACCATTCTCTAAAGCTCCAAGAGTATAATAGCCAAAAGCCGAATTATCTGATAAATTCTTCTCAGATAACTGTATTAACCTAAAACCCGATTGTTCACCAGCAAATAAACTCCTCACACCAATTTTATGTAATACGGTTTTACTGGCAATGGTTAGTCCTTGTCCGTATGACTGTGTTAATAGAGTAAAGAAAAAAATGATTGAAATTAGCCTTTTCATATTAACCCCCTAGTATACTTACAGCATTATAGGTAAGATCACATAATTCTAAATCTATCGGCTGTATATATTCGATTAATTTTAATAAGTTTTGTAATTGGCTCTCACTCAATGAACCAAATAATGGGTAGTTACCATCAGGATCAAGTATGTTTATGGTATAGCAGATACATTCAGGACAATCTGTATCATACAATAATTCGGTTTCTGCGTCGTAAATAGACCCATCATCATAGAGATGCCTAGTCACTTCCTCTACCTCTAAAGTTACTGTTACACCGAAGATACTAAAAAGAAGATCATAGGAACGAGAAGTACCCTTTAATCTATTAATTGGTATTATATATTTTAAGAATAATCTGTATTTATCCTCATCCTTAAAAGTATCGGGGGGATTACCAAGTGTTTCAGCAAGATGTGGTAACATCTCATCAGACACCAGAATGGGATCTAGATTATCAAGATGATTCTCCAGATAAGGAATTACCTCATCATCTAATTCCTCTCCCAAAGCATTTAAAAATCTCTCAAATAACCCTTTTCCATCTCCATCAATATAAGTATCATCTCGTTTATATCTAACTGGAAATTTACTAAAGATCCAATCTTTAAATTTGGTAACCATTAATTCTCTGTATATAATTGTTCACTTACTACCAATTCAACGTAATCGAGATTTATAGTAGGTACTGTAAAATCATCTAATTCCAAGTTTTCATTATAGGGGTAAGTTTTAAATTCCCAATAGCAACCATCTTGGGCCACCCCTAAACCAGTTAAGCTTAAAATTCTAGCCTCAAGTATATTCATACCACCTAAATCTGTAGTAGGGTCAGTTGCTAACAATTGTTGTATAAATAGCCCATTTTTATAAAAATCAAAATATTCCCCAGTTCCCCCATTGTACCTAAAAATAATCTTCCAATTCTGTTCTGTAGTAGAACTTGATAATGTCTTCCTATACCAATCCAATTCCGGAGCTCCAGAGGAAATTGGTCTAGCGTATGGAATACTATATATGGCAGTTAATTCTAGGTAATCAACTTTTGAAAGGTTATCTATTAATGCAACTATATCTGAAGTTCTTATCGGTTTATTGATGTCAGAATTTTCAGAAGAATAAGCTTCAACTAAAGCATTCTCAATATCAGCTTTACATAGATTACCATCAACACGAAATCTAGCTTTTACATCTAACACTAACCCTATGTAGGTCTCACCAGCTGGATAAATAGTAATTTCTCTACCAATAATTTTCCTCTCATTAACATAAGACTCGGTAGAATCAATTAAAGTTTGGTCCGCTATACCGCCCCCAACTGGGGCTATATAAAGCCAAATATCTCTACTACAATCAAAGGAGATAGCTGCTTTTCCTACACCTGGTGATAACTTGGTTATATCGATAAAATCTTGTCTAGTTACAGCTCTATCAAGAGTTCTTAAACTTAAGATAGCATTTCTTCTGATATCTTCCAAACCCTCTCTCCCTAATCCACCTACAGAAGGTAATATATTATTAACAATAACTTCGCTAATTGGAGGATCCTGTACTGGTATCGTGATAGAATCTATTAACTGGTTTATTGCTTGAGAATCTACCCTACCTAGATTACCTGAGGTTGTAGCGTAATCAGCAACTATATCTAAAGATGAAGTTGGAATAGCCCCATTGACACCATCACCAAAAATCACAGATATAGTTCCATCTCCAGCCACATCAACCATATAATGTTGATCAGTTGGTAAAGATAAATCTAAATAGGATTTTCTAATCCAAACTGTCCCATCAATAGTGATTACATCAGTTTCATGTTCAAAATTTGCTGGTAATAAGAAAGATTGGTTAGGATTACCATCAGAAGTTCCTAATACTTGACCAGTTACCCAAACACGTTGTCTAGCTTTCACTAATATGTTAGACTCACCCGATTCTATAACACCTTCCTCTATAGTAACGTATTGAACCCCATTTAATGTACTACATTTAGTACCCAAAGGAATAGTGAGGGATTCTCCAGGTACTAGTTCAATAGGGTCACCCTCAGAATCCACTGAAGTAAAACTAAGTTCTACAGAAGCTGAGATAGAAGGCCTAATCTTGTAGCCTATCAATTTTACTAATTTTATGATATTAGCTAATCTACGTACTGTAGAAATATATGATTCTCTCATCATATTATCGATGTAGTAATTTAGCTGTTCTACCAAACCAGAAAAAATACTCACGATGATTATTAGGATATTACTTTCACTATGATCAGTGATTTCTGGGGTATAAGTTAATAACCGATTTTTAATCGAATCACGTATCTGGGAATAACCTCTAGTTAAATACCCTATCCATGGATTTTTAATAATCATTTTACGAAATATATAAGGGGTAATTAATACTACTGACTATATTAGAAGCTTTTATTCGATAAACTAATTTTAGATTAATAGTTGATGCCGTAGGGTATTCTAATGAGCAATCTAGTAATTCAACGCGTGGTTCATAAATAGAAATTGCTTCTTTAGTATATTCATATACTAGACTCTTTAAAACTCGGTCATTTGGCTCTCCGGTTAAATCAAAAATCCGTGATCCAAATAACATATCAAAATATTTAGTATACTTTGGCCAGGAAAGAATGGATTTAATAGAAGCAACTATTAAATTTTCATCCTCTGTAATCACTATTCGGCCATTGGAATCTAGTCTAAATGGAAATATGATACCTCTACCGATATAAGGCATATTATTAATGATTTACTTGAGTATCCTCAATATCTGATTTATTGGTTAGTGCGGGAATTGGAACTGGTGATACAGGACCCGTATTAGCCCCAGATACTGGATGAACATGTGTATTCATGAGATTCTCTAATGTATTAATTTTTTCTAAGATTGCATCAATCTTTACTAAACCGCCATTGCTACCATCATTAAAAGTAATCTCATCCTCTAATACTTTTATTCTTTCAGTACCATTATATATAATACTAATTTGGTCTTTTGAAATTTCAATCCAATGGTTTGACGGATGAAAAACTAAAATCTTTCCCTCATCCTCTACATCGTTGATTTTTATGGTTATCCCATTAGGAAATTTTATACCATATGTATCTACAGTATCGAACTCAGCTGGTTTACCACTTTCTTTTTCTGTGTCAGTTTCTACTATTTGATAACCTGCATAAGTCCATAATGGAAATTGGGGATTACCAAACCGATATTGGATGAAAACGCGGTCATTAATCTTAGGAGTTAAATTCATTCCATAATTAATACCACCATACTGACCCATTGGATATGCCCATATACCTTTTTCGACAATACCATTTACCTCTGGTATATAGACATAAAGACGCCCTAAATTTTTAGGGTCTTGGTTTTGAAGTACAAACCCATAGTAAACTCCATAGTACTTATTAAAATACTCTAACCCTTTATGGATTAATAACCTCGTAAATATTCTAAAACTATTTGGAATCATATCAAAAATTAATATCATCAAAATTCTCACCCTCACCCCCTGGAATGGGTTCATCCCCCACATCTAGTGAATCCTCAGCCTCATCTATAATTATATATTCATTTAAAGGATCGTATTCACCGATATCTAATTTTTCCCATTCTCCACGATTATGTATATAGGCTTCGCTTTTTAGCTTTTCCATTTTCTCACTAACAATCTTCTTATACTCATTGAAAATAGTGGTATATAAGGGTGGAACTCTAAAACCTGATGCTTCTACTATATACCCCGATTTAGATATCCTATGTTCACAATTTTCTATATAATAAGCCCCAGATACTTCTTTATGGAGATTATGAATCATAAACCTCATACTGCTGGTTAACAAAGGATCTCCCAAAAGGGTAAATTCTCCCCAATTACGGTTTAAAACACTTTCAATAGTTTGTCTTGCAGCTGCCGCAGCAATTTCATCGGCAGAATAAGGACTAGCCCCAATACTATTTCTTTCAAACCATTGAGAGGTTGAACCATTTATAAATCCCTTTTTAATATCAAGTACCTTATCTAGTTCTGCCTTGGGATTTAAAATCACCTCTCTTAATGCCCAAAACAATTCACTTAAATAAGGATCGGGATGATCTTCTAAATCTGAGTAGATTAAAGGAATTGGATCTTGAGGTCCTCTAGGCATCTGAATATTATCAATGATTAACTTGATAATTTCAGGTAAAGTTCTTGCCATATCGGCATTGGTTTTTAAAGCCAATTCTAAAGCTTTCTTCAATTGCTCTATTCTATCGGGGTCAGTTATAGGGGCACAAGCAAGGTGTTTACCAGCAGGATAAACATAAAAGGTACCATCAACGTATTGGTAGATTTCTCCATAATCGACAGATGCGGCCAATTTAAACCAATAACCGAGAGAAGTTGCATCTGATATATTAGTTGTGGCAGTTTGAGAAACACCAATTTCCCCAGTCTCACTATCAACTCCCAACATAACAGAATTTGTAGTATCAGTTTCTCGATCTTTGGTGGATAACCTTGCATTTAACAAATATCCGGGTTCGCCTTCCCAAGTATAAACCCGATGAGCAGGGCCATTTAGCTTACGTGTCCTAATCTCTAGAATATTATCTCTGCAATCACAGATAAAGGAATCACTAAAAGTTTTAAGCAGGTAATCGAGTTGATCCAATAAACTAAGATTCAAACTACCAGACCTAGCATCTATATCGATCAAAGCGTTTATAAAGGGATCGGTTATGGGTATACCATCTATTGATCGAATATCACTAAATATATTAGCATCACCTGCAGCTTGAGCCTTGGGACCAGGCCCGGTACTATCGGGTTTAACGGGAGAACTCGGTTCTTCAGATTCGGTAATGGAAAATAATCGTCTTAAGTTGGTAATTCTACCACGCCACGTTTTGTAATACGCGGGGTCGGGAATACCATTACCGATATCAATATTTTTATAATAAAAATCTCTACCAGCATTTAAATAGGGTAGGAAAAGGTTTTTAATGTAAATCTGACCAGCGTATTTTAGCCAAGCCGAATTAAATTCGTATTCTAAGGTAGACCCACTCCAAGTTCCATTTCTCATAGCTTGAGCTGAGGCTACTCGATAAGGATAACCATTTTTAATGCCGAGGTCTTTTTTATAATATTGATCTAGCACATATAAAGACCCGTCTAATCCGGTATTAAATAAAAAGTCAGCCATCGTAGCTCTCTCAGCTACATCTAAGTAGATTTTTACCCTTGGAAGATATTCTACCTTAAATCGGGCAACTGCCTCGTCCATAGTGGTAGGATAAGGTGGAGTATTAAAACCATAATGGGGATGACCAGTGCCATCTGCTAACCCATGTTCTTTTTCATATGTCAAGATTGCCCTAATCCACTCATCGTCTGTTATATCGGTTTTTTGATTATGGGGACTATCGGGATTACTATCGCCATCTGAAGAACTACCATCGGCAGGACTACCGTCGGCATTATACTGGGTCTCATACATCCCGAAAGTAATATCTGGACCAAAATCATACATAACCTTTCCAGCTATCCTTACATACTCAGGAAATTTCTTATTCTCATCCCAATAAATACGTAATTTATTTAAGTCATCTGGTAACCAGTAATGTAGTTCAAATCCCCTTTTAACCGCAGCTAGCATCTCATCCATTACTGTTAAAGCGGTAGGTTCTGCTCCTATCTGTAATAGAAAATCTGCCCAAGCAACGCAATTTACCACTAACTGAATATACTGTGGATAATAATTAGTGGCTATGTCTTTTATACCCACTTGCCTTCTTGTCGATAAACTATCAACATAACCCCACTGTACTATTATTCCTTTTCGTTGAGATAATTGTGGAATATTAAGATAACTTACTGACGGAAAAGAGAAAGTTATCTCGCATTCGTCTGGGTCTGTTCCCTCCACATATTTATAGGAAAAGCTTTCAAAATATTCACACACATCAACGCCGTTTATCAGGATAAGTTTATTATTAAAATCGGTTATCCTGATAACCGGCATATTATATTTCGGATCAGCCATTATCGTATGGAATATAAAGTATAGAACCTACGGTCAATTCAAAAGGGTTTATAATACCGTTATCTGTGGCAATTATATACCACAGTTTTTCATCACGATAATATTGATAAGCGATACTTAACAAATCATCGCCATCTCTTATAACGTGAATAGCTCTATTCTTACCTGGAGGGAAAAATGGATAAATCCTCTCAAGAGAAGTATCGCCTTCTTGATACCTTATAACCCTAGTTTTATTTTCGTATAAACCCGTCATATCAAAATTTGAAATGATTGTCCTGGTAATAAGAAAGTAGCAGGTTCTTGTGATTGCCGATTAGCTATTTCCTGGCGTGTTAAATTGTGTTGAGTTAACCTTTTAAAAACTAATTTCTGAGTAGCTTGTGCTGGCATATTATCTCCCCACGGAGATTGCCACAAAAACCTATACGTGGAATTTGGGGCAGGAATACCACTATTGGGGTTAATATTTCCCTCATCTGCAAACGGTCCTCCTTCGTCAAAAGAAAAACCCTGACCTGCCCAATTACCTGGGTATGGATTTAATGTATTAACATAAGACCCCCTCTGATTTATCCAAAAAGAATCTAATGTATAGGGGGCTTGTACTAAAGCCCATACATAATCCCTCCAAAGACGGTCAGCCATACCCCATATCAAACGAACTCTAGGGGGACGTCTAAGATAAGCATCGGCCTTAGTTAGAGACTCTAACCATCTTACCCGATCAATCACATAAGCAAAATCATAATCAAAAGAATACCAGTTAATACTAAATTCCAATGTATCCTCAGAACCAGCATAATGATAGAAAGGATTATTCCTACCTGGTGATTCTATAGCCACAAACTTTGAATCGGGGGTATAATCCAGTTTATCTGGTAAAAGGAGAACAGTTAAATATTCTAATTTACCTGGATTACTAGGATCGTATGGTGTATCTAAATCAACTATTAATAATTCATTCATTACGGTCTGGTATTAATAATTGCACGTATAGTATCTGATTTCTCTTTCTTTGTCTGAATATAATATGGAGCATCCACATATATCTGAATAGGGGTTTTACTAGTGGCCCAAGCTTGAGCTTCTGGCCCTAATGCAGATAAAGCCTCGATAAGCTTAACATAAGTTTCTCTAATATCACCCAAAGTTTTATCATAAACTCTCGCATGAACCTCAGTTGGTGATAAGTATTCACTCTTAACCGCTGCAGCCTTATCTTGAGCTATTTTCTCTTTTAGTGCTTTAGTATTAGCTTCAATTGCATCATTATTTTTCCTAGTCCCCTGTAACCAATCGATGATTGCGGGGAGTAATAACATAGCAGCGGTTATACCAACACCCCACCACCCACCTAAAAATCCAAGTAACCTACCCCCAATACCTTTAGCTGCAGTTTTACCAATACCACCTCCAATCATACCTCCTAACCAACCTTTAATACCGGGTTGCATAGGCGGCTTACCTTTTATAAATCTAGCTCCCTTACCGGGTGTAGTTTTATAAAATACCCCTTTCTTTGTCCTACCATATCCTGGAGGTATAGCCCCATAACCCACAAGGTAATTATATCCTAAAGCATTAGCAGCCATAGTTCTCCAACCTTGTGATACAGATGCTGATACCGCTGCAAACTCAGCCCCAAATCTACCAACAGTAAGCATTAGGGTTGACACAGCAAATTTTACAGACCAAACTGCGGTTTTCATTACAATCAAACCTGTAACTAACGGTACTAAAATTCTACCTATAGGAGATTCTGCAACTATTGTCACCAAATCTACAACTCCCTTTAAAGCCATAATTAAAGGTTTTAATACAGGAGTAAGAGCTTTTGTAAAAGCATTTTTAAAAGAAGCCCAAGAAGACCTTAATTTCTTGAAAGCCCCTTCTAATGTAGCCATCATTTGACCCATGATATTTCCCGCTTGACCACTAGAATTAGCGACTAAGTCAAAATTTTTCTTTACCATGTCGAGATTTCTCAAGAATGCGCTAGCTCCTCTTTTCCCTCTAACTCCAAAGATAGCTTCTAACCAAGCTTGTAATTTAACATTTCCAGCATCTATCTCTTTTACCTTAGTACTTAACATGGTGAATACGTCAAGCATAGGTTTTAGGTTACCCTTCGCATCAATAAAATCTTGAGCAGACAAACCTATCGCTTCAAAGGATCTGGTTTGTCTACTTGTCCTAAATTCTCCTAAAGCACGAGATAAATATCTATACATGTTTTCTAAGGCAGTACCAGCCATACTACCCTTTATACCCATGTTGGCTAAAGTCATCAATTGAGAAAGAACTACATCTAAGGGTTGATTAAGGTCTCTTGCTGTTGCCGCAGTATATTTTAGACCTTCAGCTAAATCAAAAAGATCGAGATTGGATTTGTTAGCGGCGATAGCCAATTTATCAGCAACATTTTCAGCCTGACTAAAGTGATATCTCCAAGCCATCATCACATTAATCATGATATCGGCTGCACCACCTTTTCCCCCTAACTCTGCCAATGAAGCTCCTGCTAATTTTACAGCAGCTTGAATATTAGCCATAGTTTCCTGAGCAGTCATACCTGCTAATCCCAAATGTCTCATACCTGAAGCTACCTCTTCTGGCATAAACATCGTTTCTTTACCTAACCTATTAGCTAGGTTATACATCTCCTCAATCTCTTTCTTAGTAGCATCAGTAACAGCTCCAACACCCTCAATCATATAGGCATATTCTGCTCCTTGTTTAACCCAATTAGCCATACCTCTAATAGCCCCAGCCCCGGCTAATGCCATAGCTCCATAGGTAGTTTGAGCTAATCTTAATCCCTCTTTATACTTATTCAAATCACCCCTCATATCATCGAAGGTTGATCTAACTCGCGAAGCAGGTCCAGATACATCATCTTTTAGGTAGATACGTAAACCCATTGAAACAACTGAACTCGATCCTAATCCGCCGATAAGCATTATGAAGAGATTGGTTTATTTAAAACTTTGTAATATTCATCCGCATTATTAATAAATCTTTTCCTAATACGGTAAGGTAATTTACGAAATTCATCAAAGGAAATATGGATTTCAGACCTGGAGACGTAGGCATATTCAGCAACTATATCCCCAGAGGAAAGAAAAAATCCGGCAAAGCCAGTAAGTTTACAAGATTAACTTCACCAGTATAAGGATTTTCTAACTCCATTAATCCATCGAATCTTTCATCAAAATCTTTTACATATTTACGAATAGCATTCATTTCCGGAGTTGAGAACTTATTAAAAGAGGTAACTTTTAGCCATTCACTACCCATTTTAAACTCTAAATTACGGGCAAGCAATTCTGAATTAATTGATTGTTGGGTTGAGGGTAGGTTAAGTAAAAACTTCTCGCCCATACCATCATAGTACTTAGCTCTTAGTTCTTTTTCCCCAACTTTAAATTCAAAATGTTTGTTCAAAGGAAATTTTTTGAAATCTGGGTATTTATTTATACGATATTTGTAATAGCCTTTCTCATTTTTTTCGGGGAGAGTTTCCTCATAATTAGGAACGTAATCATTTAAATCCTGTTCATAATTTACAACTCCATTAGGCCAAGTATATTGAAAATTCAGGAGGTGGCCTATAGAAAAGATACGGGATTTAATGAGAGAGTAATATTTATCACGTAACCTTAAATTCATTATATCTTCATAGGTTATATCCAGTTTATCAGAGATACAAACTATAATTCCTTGCATGAAAAGGTTAATGGATTTAAAATCTGCTTGGTTAACTCTTGTTAATACGTCGTCATCATCTCCATTTTGTTCACGGATAGTTACTTCTAAGCCAGACGGTACAATAAAAGTCTCTATCCTAGAAAATTGTTTTAAAAGCTTTTCTTTAATTTCTGTGGTCATCTCATTAGATTTTTAAATAAACAATAATAGCGGAACTTTCTCTATTTAAAGATAATAGTCCCGCTAGAGTTCAACGTAGAAAGTTTAATTAGCCTTTCTCAACGATATCTACTGAGAATTCAACTGATTCTATGGTATTATCGCTGGATAATCTGTCATGTTCTTGTCCTAATATCTTGCAAGGCCAAGCTCCACGAAAAACCCAGGTATTTAGGATGCTTACCCCATCTCCACCCAATTCATCCAATACTACGATAAGTTTATAACCGGCTGAACCAGCTGGGGCAATGCTACCAGTTCCGAAACGCTGACAAGCATCATGCCATATCCAAAGGTTTTTATCATCACCTGACCCGGGGGTAGAGCTTAACAGTTTCTTGCAAATCAAGTTCCCAACAGTCCTACGGCCAGCCGTCTTGATGTCGTGGTTAACATCCCCATGTGCAACGGGTTCTATCTCAGAATCTGGGAGAGTAACTTGCTGAACATAGAAATGATTAATGGGATATCTTGGATTTGGAAAAGATATTCGAAAATTAAATCCTTTCCTTGGATTTTCAACCTGAGCCATAGTAAAGTGGATTAAAAGTTGTTAATAAAATTATCGTGACGGGAGTTTCCAAGCAGAATGCTTCCCCGATACCACGTATTTTCCAACCGAATCGTTGTTTACGACAAACTTATAATATTTTGTAACCAAACCCCAGTAATCATCAGCATAAGAACTCATAGTATAATCGGCAATAGCTTGGGTATCCCCAGTTGCTGTAGCTACTGTAACTGTATCAATGGGAAACCATAGAACATTATCGAAACTTCGGCTGATATAAATTTTTCCAGCAAATTTACCACTCACACGGTCCAGAAAAAACGAAGTACCATAAATTTGTGGAGAGTTTCCGGCATCCGATAACACGGTATAAGTATAATCGGTGGCTTGGGTAACAGTATCTGCAGTGGCAGTTCCACCAAATGACCTTTGGCCAAAAGAAATGGCTGAAATAAGCATTAATGCTACGATAGAAAATAACAGTTTTTTCATTTTTCTTGATTTTATGATTAATTAATTATTCAAAAGAAACTCCTTGAGGGGTTATTACGATTTTTACCTTAATCTCCACCAATGGAACAATCGGAGTTATACGGAAATCGATCGTGTATTTACCTTGTAATACATCTGCTTGAGTATTAACCTGCAAATCAGATAATGAGGTTGCAAATTGATCACCATTCCATTGATATGAGAATAACCCTCTATCAGTAACTAAACTATCAAGGAAAGGTAATACAGAAAGATAAATATTTTTCCATGTTTGCATATCATTGGGTTCCCCAAGGTATGCCTCTAAGAAAGGCCTTAATGTCTTTTGTATATAAAGAAGAAGATTATTAATGGAAATAAATTTCTCGGGGTTATTACCTAGTAAAGCAGTATACCCATCCCAAAGCATGATCTTCCTATCCCTTAAGATAACCATATTTATCTGGTTATTTGCTAAAAGGTTTAGGTCAGCGAAACTTCCCTGACTGCCAAAGTTATTAACTACTCCTAAAACATTAGGAATTATCCCCCTAACTGGACCATTTATAGCATACCAAGGTTTGAAATTATGGAAGGTATATACCATACAACCAATTACATCAGCTACCTCTGGAATTGCTATTTTTGTACTGGTTAGGGGATCATTTATATAAAGGCCACCTGCTGTAAAGGCGATATATTTTGAATCTAGGTCTGGTCTCTCAGAGATGAGGTCATTTGGGTCTGTATTAGAGTTATCAAGGTGTTGGTAATATCTCAAATCTTTACGACCACTTGCATAACCCTCCCCCGCTGCTGAGATACCAGCTAAATCACTCTCAGAAATATCAGGACAGATTAAAGCAAAAGCTTCATCATACCCATCAAAAGCATAAAAACCGGTTTTATCTCCAGAATCACCGGTATAATCCGCTAAATCTAATGTACCCCCATCTGAGCCACCAGCTAAAGTTAATGAATCATTTTCTGGCCTAAGTGGGGCAGTCCCAGTGGAAGCATCTTTATATACTGGAACTATATAATCTGAAGTTTCTGCAATGATAAGTAAGTAATCTGAATTAGCTATAGTTGGAGCTCCAGTAATAGTCAAATTCTCATAAAGTTCATAAACATCATCATCAGTAGCGTGAGTTACCTCAATATTAAAGTAATTAGCATTACCATTTGAAGCATCTTTAACTTCTACGGTTATGTTATTATAATCAGCTCCATCATGTTTTGCAACAAAACTGAAAAGGGCTAAAGCACCATCCACAAAACTTGCAGCTACTCCTCCATCCTTAGTTTCAGCTAAAGCTTCAGCTCCATCAGTTAATCTATTTACACGTAACTTTGCTCCCCGATTTAGCAATCTCATGCAAAGTAGTGGAAATAGATTAGAGCTTGAAGTATAGCCACCAAACAATCTTTTGAACTGAGCCCAGCTAGTAATAATGTCCGAAGGATCGGAAACTGGACCTCTTACGGTTTTTCCCTGTACAAAAACTATATCTGTTAGGGGTATAGAAACCTGCCCAGCATTATTGATAATCTGAAAATCAACATTAGCGGTATTGCTCATGGTATTTTTATTAGATGTTAATTATAATATATTATAATGATCTTGTATTATTCAAATATACAGCGGACAGGATACCCATGAGATTTATCTGCAATAGTAATATCGCAAGCTCCACTCATGAAGTATATATCCCTTCCATAATTAGTTAAACTTTGAGTACTACTCCAATAATAACCTATTGTACCCCTAAGTTGTAAATCCCCAGCAGATGAATCTAGGTAGCCAGCCTTATGTAATTTCAATAAAGAATTCCACGGTCCTGAATCTCCATTCCAACTACCGGCTGCATCAACATTACTCCACTCTAATGCAGTTGGTAATCTCCAACCATCACCAAGTTCACTAATACAAGGGTCATTACCAATAGTCCAATCACTAGGTTCATCTATAGTGGTAATCCATGTTGTACTCGGTGTACGAGTACTCCCTGTATGTTTATATCCTTGAATACGATTAAACTGCCAGTACCACCCTGCTGAGGCTTCTGTTGCATCGTTACTAGCACTAGCCTGATTATCTGATCCTAAATTACTGGTAATCCAGCACTTTGATGTTTCACCTGGTACATTAGTAACTGTTCCATAAGTAGTAGACTTATTTACTGGAGCAACGCTACCTTCAATATGGCTTATAGCAAGTGAGGTACCGCAAACAAAGCAAGTACCAGTGGTTGAAGTTATAGAGAGTATATCTGAGGTATCTGATTCATTATAAGCCCAGATATATCTAGTATATGAAGTTTCGCAAGTTAGATTAACTTCATTATAATAATTTGTATCAACTAGAACCCCGTCTAAAATATCCGTAGTAGTAGAAAATATATAGCCATCTGCAAAAAGAACTGAACTCCATCTCCAACTAATATCGGTAGAATGTATGATGGGAGCTAAAGAATCGGGGTCAGCTAGTTCAATTTCTAACTGACTTAAAGCTACTAATAGAAAAGCCTCTATTTCTGATAAATCCGATCTTAGGACTGAGATGCTATCATTTAAAATACTAATCTCAACTCTTAATAAATCGGTAGTATCATGTAATTCATTAATCTGGTTATCTAGGTCAAGAAATAAAGAATCGAAATTAATTTCGATAAGGTCATTTAACTCTAAGATAGCATCATTAACCTTTATAAAAGCTTCTCTTATATTATCTGCTTGAGGATCACGAGCATAAGCTCCAACCAGTACAGTATCTAATTGGGAAAAACCCATTAATGGGAGTAGGAATAATAGGATAATTAAATTTTTCATACATCTGATAATAAATCGTCCGAACTTGCTAAGACATTAGTTTCACTGGCTAAAAGCTTTGTTGTATAATCTATTTGAAGATCATTAATGGGATTATTACCTCTCAAGAAATGAACTAGAATCGAATTAATTGGAACCGTACCAACAGCATCATCTGGATCCACTTCAAATACATCACTTATACAATACCTATATGATCGTTCAAAGGTACCTGTTCTTACATCATCTAATTCAAATTGTTGAACTCTTCGGTTAAATAGGTTAATGTCTTCTGTTTGTCTTGGATGAGGTGTAGAAAGTGGTTGACTAGGGGGAATATACCCCATATTGGGTAAAGCTAAGGCAACTAAACTACTCATCGTCCTATAATGGGTGATCTTATTTCCAACTAAAACAACCCTATAATAAAAATCAGAAGTTAATGTTGGGATTTTATTTGGAACAAACTTTTGGGTAACTTCATCAAATTTTTTAGTTATTGAAAAGCCATAACCAATATTCCCTTTCTCAAAATTTTCTGAAATAATAACTATTCTAGGAACCTCTTTATCCCCTTTATCGGTAATTCCACCATGATTATAAATTTCAATGGCAAAACCTTTTTCAGCAACGATAGCTCTTAAGGCATTTTTATAGGCGATTTGGCCCGAGGCATCATTTGGAAATAAAACAGAGTCCTGAATATCCGGTGTATACCCACTTTCTACGCAAGCTTCTAATAGACGTAAAAAAACTGATCTTTCAATAATCTCTATTATATTTGATATTTTAAAACCATCCATTATGATAAGACTATTCCATAAGCTTTTACAGAAAGTTGTAATTCATTTCTCAGCATCCTTAAAATTTCCCTCCTACCACCTATCTGGGCAAAACTGGGACCCCATAACCTCCTTGACGGTATTCCCCTAGAATATGAACCCATTTCTAATATTAAGGCATATTGGGATACTCTCAATTTTGAATGAGGAGAAATTAAATCTCGATCTTTTGATATCCCGATAGTAACTACATCTTTGGAAGTAATTATTTCAATAGCATTATAATAAGTACCATGAAATCTGTACATACTAGCCGAAGAGAAGGGAGCATTCTGTTTATCCTTCCATTTAACGTAACTTTTCTTTAATGGAGCCCAATGTAGATTACTACCATTATTCTTGATATTCTCCTGAAGTTGGTTTTTGTATTTTCTCGCAAAACTGAGTTGGGCTTTTAAAGCGGATTTTCTAATATTTAATGGTAAACTAGATAATAACAATTTTGCTTTTAACCAATCCCCCTCGTATTTTATCTGTACCCCAGATAATAAGCCCCTAGTACGGTGTTCAGATAGGGTACCGGTTGTATAATGGCTTACTCCCCTAGCCATAGACTTGATCCCCCGTGTTTCTAACTTCCCTTTTAAGGATTAGATAAAATAAAGTGGGATCACTAAAAGCTTGATCAGCATCTGTATCACCTGCAGGTTCATATCTAATACCATTTATAATGAATCGGTCAAAACCCGGATTAAACTGAAAATATCCATTTGAATTTAGGTATCCTAAAGATGAAAGATAATCCTTATTTAATATAACTACCAGAGACTCATCATCTGCTAACCCTGTTTTAGTTGGTCTAGAGATAACCCATGTCCGCATATAATTATAAAAAACTAATCCCTTTAAAGTGATTGAGTCTGTGGTTAATCCACTATCCTCTCCAAATCTATCAATATTTGAGATCATACGTTCCCATATAACCTCTTGTTGATTAAAAGATTCATGGGCAATCATCATCGCTTGCCTAAAAGCATTCCAATTGTCAGCTGTAAGCATTATGACCCACCTAGTAATTCGTTAACCCAACCTAAAGGATAGTTTGGAGAAATTTTATGTGGTTTATAAATTTCTGGGGTTATTGTGATCTTAGCAAATTTACCACAGATATGAAGGTTTATACCTAATTTACGAGAAGTGGAACATATCTGCGATATCAACATTTCAAACATTCCTCCAGCACTCATTATAGATTTCCAAATATCAGAACCAGCGAACCATTCAGCAGTGGCAGGTCCTGTAGTTATCATTTT